ATCAAATAAGGTATAAGGATTAGAAACTCTTATTCTTCCAAATGCATCATAAGCATAAGATGACGGAACACCATCTCCAATAATTACACTACCATCATTACCATTTACATTAAAACAACTCATCGACTAAAGTACCACGCTTCTGCTTCACTCGTGTTCAGTGTGTCTTGTGGATAAGAAGTATTTAATTGTTGTATTAGTGCTTCTAATTGTCTTATTAACTCCGAAAATTGTTGTCTTTCATACTGGTCAGGAGCGTCAGGGAATCTTCCAAGAGTTAATTTTGCCATTATCTTATTTAAATGATTTTTTCTTCCAAAACAAGCTTTTATAGTTATTAAAAAGTCTACTAAAGTATGCAAATTTTTGTTTATTAGTTATAAGCTCATCTTTATCTACATATTCTGTGCTCATTTTCCAGTCTTCTCTTTTAAATGGAATCACCATAGCCATTGGAGATCCTTGTTTTAAAAGAGTTCTTTTTTTTAAATCTTCAGTCCAATAAAAAGGAAAGTTAACATTCATGATAAACTCATCTGTGTCAACAATTCCAGTAATTAAATCAAACGGCAGTGCATGATTAAAAGGAGTTACAAATAAACAACTGTATCCCTTAGGAGTAACTACCTTCCAAGGATTCAAAAACTTAAAAGCAACATCAACAGTTCTTTTTGGGTTTCTCATTTCTTCCGCAGTTTGAAAATTAGGGTGAGAAGATATTCCAATTGTGTTTGGAAACATATCTCCTAGTTGATCATTACATGTAAATTTGACTTGATTAGCTTCTTCGTCAACCCAAATTTCAAAGTCACATGGAAAAGGAATAATGTACCCTGCTGTTAAAGAATCTAAAAAGGGCATACATCTTTTCACTGTAGAATCATTTTGATCTTTAATATAAGGAGGTAATTTTTTAAATGCATCTGGTATAAAAAAAGTTGAAGGTTTTGGTTCAGCACAATATCCTTTAAGAGGTGATATAAATTTTATTTTATTCATTGGATAGTTTAAAATTACAAGAAAATACAATTCTTTCTTTGTCTTTATTTGGAGGAACACTGTGAGGTAATCCTCCTGGAAAAATTACAAATTTAGATTTCTCAGCCTTCACTTCAATGCTTGGCGAATTAATATATGGATAACCAAGATTAAAAAATACAGTGCTAGAAGATTCTTCAGTACACTGAATATAAAATATTAATGAAAAATCATTTAAGTTTAGGTTATGTGCATGTAGTGAATGAAAATCACTTTCTCTATACGCCTGTAACCAAGATGCATCGATAGAGAAACTTTTTCTATTCATAATTTGTTTGGTAAATATTTCTATAAATTGATAAACATGATTTTTTAAATCAATTAATTTTTTATCTTCAAGAACATTCGGTGTATTGTAGTATGTAGTTAAATTTCCCTCATCTACAAATTTATTTTTAGAAACAAAATCAATTGTAGATTTATTGTCAAAGTCAGAAGGTATTTCATACAAAGTGCTCTGAAAATGATGTCTTGTTATATCTAGGCTCATTATTCTCTATAGCTGTATATTACATGTTAAAGAGAGTTTTGCACTATTTATTTCTACAACTTGATGATTTACAAACTTGTCAAACGAAATACATTCTTGATTAGACAAAAGTGTCTCTTTTTGATCAATTATCCACTTAGATTTACCATATATGTTTTTTACTATAACAGGGTATTCGTGTTGATGCTTGGGGAACGATATTGATTTTTTACCATTACCAAAATAAAAATTACAATTAATCTCTGTTTTAAAATTTATATTTAATAATTTTTGAATAATCCATGTATCTTTTGTAAAAGAACCTATATTGGAAAGAATTAAAGTGTAGCCTTCTTCATAACATTTAATGCATTTTTCGGAATCTAAATATCCATCTTCACAAAAAAAATCTTGATGTTTGTTACCATTTTCTAATATAGCTTCAACACTAGGTTGACCATTTAAATATTGTTTAGGCCAACGTCTTCTATCAAGCAATCTTTCTAAAACATGATCTTCTCTTAAATTAACTTTTTTGTTTTCTAATGTTTTTAAAAATCTATCTTCTACCATCTGGTTGTATGTCGAAACGTTGAGTACCTAATCTCCAAGAAGTACCTGAAGTATTAGAAACAACATTGACAGTAAATTCCCTTCCTCTTCCTCGTAGACTTACAAATTCTGTTGTATCACTAAATGTTGTAGTTTTGGTAACACTTTGAGTATTGTTTGGATAATATTTAAATTCTAAGTCCATATTTAGAACACCTGATTGATTCTGTATATCAGGTATTAACTTTTGCACCATTAGTATATCATTACCTTCTCCTATTTCAACTGATCCAGATTTTACATAAGCAGTCATTGCTTGTCCGTCAGCATCGTTTCCTGTTTCATGTAAATACATTTGTGTTGCTCCTGCTGTAAGTCCTAAAATAGTTTCATTATTTGCAACAGTGTTACCAGAATATTCTGTGCCAATAGGATTTTGATATACTTCTCTGTCTATCCAAGTAGTCCTTGATAAGGTGCCAGTCCACCAAATTTGCTCTAAGTAGTTATAAACAACAACAGCATTTATTTGATTAGATCCTTCTCTAGGATAAAACCATAGTATTTCATTATACTCACCATTATGTCCTGCAAAAGCATTTTCTGCTCCTGTTTGATTAATATTATTAAAAACAAATTGTTCAACAGTGCATGGTAATTTTTTCACAGATCCATCAAAAAGATAAAAAGAATCTTGAGACATCCAGTAACTCACACCATTTAAATCAACACCTGCGTGACTGCCCATAATTCCACAGTTTTGACCTAATTGTCTAAGACCAAAAGTAAAAGGTGGCCCAATAAACTGTAGTGAGTGAAGGGAGGTATCTGTCCACACTAATATTTGACCTCTTGAACGTTCAGCCGCCATGATCCGTGATCCGTCAGCAATACGTAGTGAACCAGCAGTATTCTCTGCTGTTGGCTGATAGTTGGTAATATTTTCTTGATCGGAAAATCTTATTAATAAATCATCTTGGGTAGTTGAATCGCCAATCGTGCTTTCTGTTCCCATAATCATTAAATGGCTGTCTGGAGTAGAAATTAAACTTAGTCGTGAAGTAGTTGGAGCATTAGTGATAGCAGTAGCTCTTGTATTAAGTCCACTAGAAGTATCCCACTGAAAAGTACCTCCATTTAAGACAGTAGCTATTAAATCTTCACCAAAGTTATCTAGAGACCACTGCCTTGCCTCCAAAGTAACATTGGAGACTGTAGAAGGTGATCCCCATCCTCCCAAACCAAATTTATCTGTGCCATATCCAAAAGCAAGAAGAGAAAACTCAGGACCAGGATTTATTTGATAATTAGCATTTCCTGTTCCTCCACCACCTGCGGTAGAACCAGAAGCAGTGCTAGTATGAGTAACTACGTAAGCAGCTGCATTGACTACAGAAGAAACTTCAAATTCTTTATTCATATCTAGTCCGTCTATTGCTGAGAATGAGTCAAATTTTACGAAACTACCAGTTTCACAATCATGACCTGAATCCGCAACTAAAACAGAAGTAGTTGCATTTGTTGTAAAAGGATTTGTTAAAGAAGTAGGTCCTCGTCTAATCGGTGTAATATCATAAGCCTCTCCTTCTTGAATAACATATAATTTTCTATCCGTTCCGACAGCATTATATCTTGTGCCGTCTAAGGATACCCAAGCGTGCTGATCCCTAGCTACTCCAACTATAGTCTTAGCAATAAATTTCTCCCACCCTTGTATTTTTTGTGGCAATCCTTGAAAAAAGCGTACATTATCGCCGTCTGTCCACTTACCTTCGCCTGTGTAGTCGGTAACTTCTTTATTAATACCGGGTGCTGGTCTAAAATTAACTAATGGCATTTTGTCAATATACTACTTTTTTACCATAAATCTACAGTTCTTGTGCTTATCTAGGTTCGAAATTAAAAGCAATTGAAATTCTTTGATGATTTTCACTGTTGCAAGAACTTACAGAATGAGGGTATATACCAGGGAAAAAAATAATCATCTTTTCTTGTGGAATTACAGAGGTTATATTTGTTCTAATTGTTGGCACCAAATGATGGAAATTTATCGTTGATTTATCACAGCATACTTTGTGATAATAGACTGCTGACCATGCTTCAAAATTAGGGCTTTCATGTATATGAGAAACATTAGAAGATTTACCATCATTAATATTTAACCAAAAAGAATTTAACATACAATTGATATTAACTGATTCTAGACTTTCTACTAAAAACTGGGTTAAATCATTAAAGCCAAAATCTATAAGATTACTCTGATAGCCTCCTCGATTACTTAAAGATACTCCTTTATCGAAAGATAATAACTTATCAATATCTCTTTGAATTAAAGATATATCTCCAAGATATTCTGTTAAAAAACAAGAATCCTTGCTAAGTATTTTTTCAATCATTTACTTGATTAGAAAAATTAAAAGATGCAGTAATTCTATCATTTTCACAATTACTTACAGAATGATAAAGCCACGAAGGGAATAATATAAGAGATCCTTTTTTTTCGTTTATTTGTTGATCTTCAACAAACTCAAATGGTCTAGTTTTACTTTCTACTAATTCTGTTTTTGAAAAACATAAATTGCCGTTACCTGGTTTGATAATAAGGACTCCACAAAAATCTGCAAATCCATGAGTGTGTAATTTAGTTAAATCATTTTTTTGATAAAAGTTAATCCAAGCGTCATTTGTTATCCAATTATTATATTTCCAATTCTCGTTTTTACCTATCTCGGTGAGAATGCTTTGACAAATATAATCACATAAACTTCTTAATTCTTCATATTCTTTTAGTCCATCCCAGCCTGATGTAAGTGCTTTGACATTTGCTAAATTTTTTTTCCATTTATCTTTATCTACAAGAACTTTTTTTTCTAATGTATCGCAGAAATCTTCATTTATTTGTAGATGAAAAACATTAGTTGGAAACCAATTTTCTTTTTTTATATCGACGTTCATTAATCTTTCTTATTAAATAAAGATCCCACATGTCCTTTGAATGATCTATTTCCAAAATGACTTAGAGGCATAGCTATATCAGCCCATATATCTCCTCCACATTCTTGCCAAAGTCTAGAAAAATAATAATCCTCTGATAAATATCTTTTTACACCATTAGTTTCATAGACGCCTGCACAAAATAAATCGTAGCAGTTATCAGAGCTATAAGATTTACCATTGACAATTTGATCAGATACATATTTTCTTTCTGGGAATTTCTTCATCATTGTTCGTAGCACTTCTCTTTTGACAAGCATCATTCCTGTAGCTGCTTCCTGAATCTTACAAAAACCATTGTCCATTCTTACATTCATAGGATCATCAAAATTTAAATTATAACCTAAAGATCTTACTTCTATTTCTTCAGGAGTGGCTTCAGGGTACTCTTTTAATATCTTAGGTATTCTTTCAAAATAAATATGCTTTCTTGGATAGATTCCACATGTGATATCTTTATCAAAACAAAGCATACGCTCTATATTCTCAACTTGAAAACCTATATCCGAATCAATAAATAGTAAATGTGTAGCGATAAAATCTGTTTGATCCATCATCATAGAAACACAAGTATTTCTAGCTCTAGTAATTAAACTCTCATTTCCCATAGACTGTATACGCAGTCCTACACCTTTTTCCATAGACCACTGCTGTAAGGACAATAAACCATGCATTGTATTTTCTGTAAGCATCCCACCATACATCGGCATTCCTAAAAATATTTTATATTTCTTGTCTTTAAGTTCTTCTGGTTTAATCATTATCTTCTCCTTGTTTTAATAGCTAGTGTCATTCTAAAATCGTTAATATGTATATTTGGTAAGGCTCTGTGAAAAATCTTAGAATTAAAAATTATGGCTCTATTATACAAAGGATAGATGCATAAAGAAGTATTGTTTTCTAATAATAATTCTGTTGCTCCTCCACTTTTCACTGTCCAATCTTTATTTAATCCTATTAAATAAGTTTCATCTCCATCATCCTGATGAAAATCACCATGCTGGCTATAAGTCTGTCCGTTAATATAAATTCTTGTAACTTGATTATCGATAATTTTATCTAAGTTTTTAGCTTCTTCAGAATCATCAATATTTAAATGCCAGAACCAACTATCATTTTCTTCATCATTAGATTGTCCTTTTCTCCATTGACTGGATAGAGCTTTATTATAAATACTATCTATTAAATTTTGAGGTAAGAAATTATCTGTGTATTTAATTTGCTCATTTATTATGTTCATTATTTTTTGTAAGCAATATTTTTTCTTTGATCATATTTATGTTCAGGATAATGAGGTCCTTCTTCATCTATAAAATGTAAAAAAGCTTGTGCACAATGATCTCCGCTAAACTTATTTCTCCAATGAACTAATTTTTCACCCATATAAACAACTCCATCTCCTGGTTGTATTGTTATTTCTTTTTTTAAAGAGTATCCGTCATCAAGATTTTTATCTTCATTGTTGAAATCACCAAAATATATAGGCCAAGGATCTCCTCCAAAGTTAACTGTGACAGAGTATTCACATGAGGGTCTGTCACTATGGGGTTTTAAAATCTCTCCTTTTGTATACAGTCTAGTATAGGTATATGTCGGACAAAGTTTTTTACTCGTAATTTGACTAAGTTTTTCTACTACAAAACTAGAAAGACATTCAGTAACAACATCACCATAACAATATCTTAAATATTTTTCTTGTTCGTCATCTTGATTATTAGAAAAACTTTGATTAGTACAAGCTTTTAATACTAGATAATTATATATAAAAGTTGTTAATTCCTTTGAAACTAAATTAGGAACATAAACATAACTATTTTCATTAAAATATGTCTTTAGGTTGTCCATATTACTAATACCTTTCTATTTCCTGATTCTACTGGAGCTACTTTATGTGGAAACATAAAGTTAGAAGGAAACATAAGGCACTCTCCTTTATCAAGCTTTATACCCTCTTCATCATTTCCTACTAAAAGTTTTCCACCTTCCCACTCATCTTTAGAATTAACACCAATAAGCATAGTTAAAACTCTAGGCTCTAATTTGTAGTGATCTGTGTGATATTCATAATGTCCTTTGACTTTTCCGTCATAAGATAAAAAATTAAAGGTAGCTTCTGAACCAAAATACCAAGGAGATACTTTATCAATGTAAATATCCTGTAATTTATTTTTTAAAATAGATAATTCATTAAATAAAATTCTTTTTGAAACAGTGTCAACATCTTCTTCTTTGAAATGTTTTTGCCTGACATGTCTAACTCTTAAATCTGGTCCTGCAAAAGTTCCTCCGTGTCCCCATTCTTCTTTATTATAAAACATAACTTCTTCCATAAGTCTACACTGAGAATTAGTCAGTATATCCTTAACATGGAGGCAATACTCCATGATGTCCTTTTTTAAATTAAGCACCTAGGATGTTATTTTTTGCTGTAGTTGCTGCAGATTGAGCTGCGGTTTGAGCTGAATTAACATCAGCTTCATATGTTTCTGAGCTTGAGTCTAAATTTGCAACAGCATTATCATATTCTGTTTGATAAGTTGCATAATAAGTTTTTTCACCATTCCATCTAGTGATCATAGTATTTGCCCAAGAAGGTATGTCGGATGCACTCGATAACACTAAATTTTGTTCAGTTCCAGTATACTCTAGTTCTCCACTATTTGTTGCGGGATAAAACTGTAAAGCATGAATATTAGTAGGAACAATATCACTTCCATTTAAGTTCATATAGCCTACTCCATCAATTATAACATCACATTCTGTGTTGCCTGAATAAGCTCTTGGTCCATCGTTAGGATTATTGGGATTAATACCAGCATCATTAATAATGGTTATTTGATTATTTGCTGTTACGTTGTTTATTGTTATTGGCATTTTTTGTTACCTTTGTTTTACCTTTCTTCTTTTTATCAAGTTTTTTGTTTGAAAGCAAGTTGATATCTTCAGGAACTTCTTCTCCGTCTTCAAGGTTTTCTTGAGCATTTCCTATAGATCCCCAAATACTGCCTATATCTTTTATCTTTGGATTTTCTTTTTCTTGAGCCATTTTAGGTAACATTGAAAGAGTTACCATATTAGCTTTAACCATTTCATTTCTAAAAGATTCTACAGCAGCACTAGTTTGAACTTGTTTGCCTGTATTCTCTACTAAAAGTAATGGAATCCAAGCTATAGAACATCCCCATTCTTGAACATTTTGACCTGTTTGAGGATTTTTTCCTTGAAGCATATTATACCAAATACATTGATGTTTAATGCATTTCTTGTTTAAAAGAGGGCACTTTCCGTCAGGATCAAATATTGGCATTTCTGTCTGTTAAATTATCACTAATCTTTGGAACATGCAATTACATTTGCAAATTTTACGTCCATGTTTGGAACTGACAAAGATGTTGTTGCTGATGCATTACCACCCAGTGCAACACTACCACTTAAAGGGTGAGTGTGACTACCACCTCCACCTGTACTGCCTGTACTGCCGTTTGTAACATTTTGAGAACCAACAGCAGCTGGATTAAAATAATTATTTGGACCAATAGGTGAACTATGTGTGTGAGAAGGTAATTGTGGATTTGAAACTGTAGCAGCTCCCATACTAAAATTACCTGAGCCTGAAGCAGAACTCAAATCATTAAAAAGAATATCACCAGTTTCGGTAGTTCTACTTCCAGCAAATGTTGTACCAAATGCATCTGTGCCCCCTACTGCTCCACCCGTTCCAGTTACAACTCTCATTGTTGTGGTGTTTATAGAAGCATCTGTATTTTGTGTCCAACCAGAAGGTGCGGAACCTTGAAAAAATAATGCAGTTGTCCCAGCAGGAATACTCGATACTCCAGTTAATGTAGAGCCATTACCAGAATAAGATGTTGCATTTATAGTTCCGTTAGCAGATGTGAATACTGTACCATTAACAGTCAATGAATTTTTTACACTAAATGTACCCAAAGAATTTGCAAAAAGATCAACCATTGCATCACCTTTATTGTACATAATGGTGTGAGCACCTTGAACTACAGCAACTCCGTTTGATGCATGACCTGTTGGTGCTACAGTCAAAGTTTGAGATCCTGTAGTATTGTTAAAAAATATGTAGTTAGACTCAACGGCAGGAACAAAAACTTTAATATCGCCTGTCAAAGCTCCTGTAAATTCAATTACTTTATTAGATGATTCAGCATTAGGATCAGCATTATTTGTTGTAAGGGTAACATCAGCAGAACCAGCAACATCTTTAGATAAATATCCAGCAGTAAAAGCGTCTACTACTTCTAAATTATTATTTGTATTTTCTCCCCAAGTGTTTGCGTTAGCTCCTGTTTCTTGAAGTTCTAGTTTATATCTATCTGAATATGTTGATGCCATTTTTTAATCCTTTGTCGCTATTATACTGTCTGCAAATTTTAAGTCCATTGCAGGAACAGAACTTGATATAGGTGTTGCTAAACTACCAGAAATTGGAGGGTTACTAACACTGTGTGAGTGACTACCACCTCCACCTGAACTAGAAGTGCTTTCAGAAGCAGTGAAAGGTCCTAAAAGAAAAGTATCGGTAGGAGGACCAACATTTGACATTCTAGCTTGAGGAGCACCTCCACCTGAGTTTTGATTACTGTGTGAGTGACTTGGAATTGTAGGATTACTTAATGAAGTATTACCTACACTGTAATTACTACTTAGAGCTAGGTTAGAGGTGCTTAACGGCACGTCTGTGCCTGTGGCTGTTTTTGAACCATTGAAAACTGTTGAAAAAGTATCTGCACCACCTGTTCCACCACCTGTTCCGTTAACAACCTGTAAACAACACTCAGATAAAGTAGAGTTTGTGTTTGTTGTAAAACCAGTAGGAGCAGCTGTTTGCACAAACATTGCTTCTGTACCTGATGGAAATTCCGCTACTCCTGTAAGCCCTGCTCCATCTCCTTTGAATGTTGTAGCATTAACAACACCATTTGAATTTAATTGAATATTAGTACCAATTTTTAATTGATTAATTACACGAACATTACCCAAGGTACTAGCAAAAAGATCAATGATCCTATCCCCTTTACAATATTGAATTGTGTGTGCTCCTTGTGATATTGCAACTCCATTGGAAGCGTGTCCTGTTGGAGCTACTGTTAATGTAAAAGAACCTGTAGTATTGTTAAAAAATATGTAATTATTTTCTACTGCGGGTACAAAAACTTTAATATCTCCCGTTAATTCTCCTGTAAATTCAATTACTTTATTAGATGATTCAGCACTAGGATCTCTGTTAGCTGTGGTCAATGTTACATCAGCAGAACCAGCAACACTCTTTGATAAATAACCTGCATTAAAAGCGTCTACTACCTCTAAATTTGAATTTGTGACATTACCCCAAGAATCTACATTTGCTCCTGTAGCCATTAATTCAAGTTTTAATCTATCTGAATACGTACTTGCCATTTAACTATCCTTACTACAAACTATTACGTTTGAAAATTTTACATCCATGTTTGGAACACTTAAACTAACAGCAGGTGCTGCTATAGTTCCTGATACTGAAGCACTTCCTGAAACAGGGTGAGTGTGACTAGCGTTGCCTCCAGAACTACCTGTTGTAACAGGCCAAAAACCTATTCTTGTTCCAACAGGTCCCGGACCTGATGAAACTCTTCTATAGGGTTGATTGTTTCTGTTTTGTTGTACTGGAGAAACACTATGAGTGTGAGAAGCCATCTGTGGATTACTTAAAGAGGTGCCATCTATTCCTAAATCTCCAACTGTCAAAGGTGAGATACTTGCACTTGCAGTTCCAGAAGTAGTCGTTGATGCAAATACTGTTTGAAAAGCATCTGATCCACCTGTACCTGCTGTACCTGATGTAATAACTCTTAAAGTAGCATTAGCTAAAGTTGAAGCTGTGTTTTGTGTCCAACCTGTAGGAGCTGCCGATTGTAAAAAAACCATTTGTGTTCCAGGATCAACAGTTACAACACCACTCAAGTCTGATCCATCACCTGTAAAGCTTGTTGCTGATAATTCCCCATTAGCTTGAACTTTTACTGTATTAGCAACATTTACTAAATTCTTAACACTTACTGTTCCTAGTGAATCAGCAAAAAGATCGACCATAGTGTCCCCTGTGCAGTATTGAATTGTATGTGCTCCCTGTACAATAGCTACACCGTTAGAGGTATGTCCTGTTGGAGCTACAGTTAATGTAAAAGAGCCTGCGGTGTTATTAAAAAAAATATAATTGTTTTCTACTGCGGGAACAAAAACTTTAATATCTCCAGTTAAAGTTCCTGTGAATTCTATAACTTTGTTAGATGCTTCTGCATCTGGATCAGCGTCAGCCGTTGTTAAGGTAACGTCAGCACTGCCTGCTACACTTTTTGCTAAATATCCCGCTCCAAAAGTATCGATTACATCTAAGTTATTATTTGTGTTAGTTCCCCAAACATTGGCATTTGCCCCTGTTTCCATTAGTTCTAATTTTAATCTATCTGAATATGTGGATGCCATGATTAATTTATATACCTATATTTTAAAAAATTCAATTTCATAAATTATGCCGCAACCTCAGTCCAAGTGTTATTTGCTCCAGTAACAACATTAGCCCAAGGAGTTGATCTTATATTACCAACACTTGCGATCATTTCAACCCCTGTTGGCAATACTGTTGCTCCTGCGGCTGGAGTAGCAGTTCCATCTGTAAACGCCATT